CTCAGGAGTGATCGGAGTTGGCGGCCTACTGCTCGCTAGGATACCTGAAGAGATAATTAAACAGAGACAAGAATATTATGCAGCACAGCATAATGAAAAAGAAAAAGCTCTGGATAATGATCTAATGAAGGAAGAGCACCCAAGTATGCCTATCGATATTGATAGACAGACTCGTGTAACTTTTGGTGGCTCAAAGAAATCTTAATAACTTTCTAAACCATTAAAGTTCAATTAAACCCGTACTGGAGGCCCGCAAGGGCAGGTACATTTATAAGGAGACTCTATGTCAAATGAAAACGCACCTTTCGGTCTAAGAGCGATCGGAAAAGTTGGACAAAATAGAGACAACCAAGGTTTAAGTGAATATAGTATCGCTGCGAATAACACGACTACTATTTTCTTTCAAGACGCTGTCAAAGCTATGGCATCTGGAACTATCCAGCATGCTGATGCAGGTGATGTGCTTCTTGGATCACTTAATGGTGTTTTCTACACAGATCCAACTACAAGTAAACCAACGTTTGCAAACCACTATGCCCAAGTTAACGCTTCGGACATAAGTGCTTTTGTAAGCGATGACCCATACGAAAGATTCGAGATCCAAACTGATATATCAACTGCTTCACAGCAAACTGATGTATTCATGAATGCGGATATCGTAGTTCAAGCTGGGAACTCAGCTAACAATGTTTCTCAAACAATGTTAGATGACAACACGTTGGCAACAGCTAATGGTCAGTTAAAAATCATAGCCCCATCAACTAACATCGATAATAGTACAATCGGTGCTGGTTATTTGAATTGGGTCGTGATGATTAACGAACATCAATATAACGCTGCAGTTGCAGGCGTATAATAGTTAGAATAGGAGATAAAAAATGGCTATATCACGAGGACAACTAGTTAAAGAACTAGAACCAGGCCTGAATGCACTATTCGGACTGGAATACAAACGTTATGAGAATCAGCATGCTGAGATATACACAACAGAAACTTCAGACAGAGCGTTTGAAGAAGAAGTTATGTTATCTGGTTTTGCTAATGCCGCAGTTAAACCTGAGGGTTCTGGCGTAACTTTTGACAATGCTCAAGAGACTTACACAGCTAGATACACTATGGAAACTGTTGCGCTAGCGTTCGCGATTACTGAAGAAGCAATCGAGGACAACCTGTATGATAGACTTGCGTCTAGATATACAAAAGCGTTAGCTAGATCTATGGCGAATACTAAACAAATCAAATCAGTAAATCCACTGATCAATGGTTTCGGAGGTGGTTTCACTTCTGGAGATGGAAGCAACTTGTTTGCAACTACTCACCCAACGATCGCTGGAACTGTGTCAAATACTTTGGCTACACAGGCTGACCTTAACGAAACTTCATTGGAGCAGTCTTTAATTGACATCGCTGCAATGACTGACGAAAGAGGTCTTAAAATTGCTGCTAGAGGAATGAAAATGATTGTTCCTTCTGAGCTTCAATTCCAAGCTGAAAGACTTATGAAGTCTCAAGGTAGAACTGGCACTGCTGATAACGATATCAATGCAATCGTTTCTATGGGAATGGTTCCTCAAGGTTACAGAGTGAACAATTTCTTAACTGATCCTAATGCGTACTTCTTCATTACTGATGTTCCTAACGGAATGAAGTATTTTGAAAGAACACCTATTAGAACAGCAATGGAAGGTGATTTTGATACTGGAAACGTAAGATACAAAGCTAGAGAAAGATACAGATTCGGTGTATCTGACTATAGAGGTATCTTCGGATCTTCAGGAGCAAGTTAATCGTAATTTTTTGTGGCGGGACATAGTCTCGCCACAATTAACTAATAGAAAGAATAATGGTAAAATTTTTAGTAAATATCTGGGCATACGATCATTATGCTAAGTTTAATGTTATGGCTAATGATAACCCAGCCTCACTAGAACAAGCTATACTTGACAAGTTGGGAGAAAAAAGTATAGTTTGGGAATATCTTGGAATATCTTATGATAACAAGATAAACAGAATAACCTATGAGGAGGTTATAGATGGAAAAAATGATGCAACACTTAAACGACCTTTACAAGCAAAAGAGGGGTCTGGACTTACAGTGGGAGCAAGAGCATCTTAAAGAGGGTAAATATACTCTCGATATGGTTAAGATAGATCGACC